GCTCCGCCGCCTTCCGGAACGCCTCCAGCTTCGCGTTGACGTCCTCGGCAGGAGCCGACTCCCGCAGGAGCATCTCCGACATATTAAGACGCTCGTTTAGCAATTGCCGATCACGGTATGCGTTGTAGCCGTCCGGGTCCTCGATCGGATTCGGCGGTTTTGGAAACGGCAGAGGCGCCGCCGGAGCAGCAGGCGCCGCAGGAGCCCCAGCAGCCGGAGCAGCAGGCGCCCGCAACTGCAGCCGCAGCGCCTCAAGCTCCTGGTTTTTCGCCGCCAACTCGCCAGCGGCGCGTTCCGCCTGCCCTTTCCAATCCCTCCGCTTCGCACGCTCGGCGAGAAGCGCCTCGCGCGTACCACGGAGATCCTCCGGAACCTCGTCTCGCTCCTCCGCCTCCGGAGCCGCCGCCGCCGCGGGAGCGGCACCACCAGCCACCGGATCCGCCCCGGCAACGCCCGCCGCGGCCCCGCCGGCGTCGTCGCCGGCGGAGCCTGGCGCGACGACGGCACCCTGATCGGCCGGCGCCGCATCGGAGGCAGTGGCCTCCGCTCCAGCGACCTCTTCCATGAAGCCGTCAAGTTCTGTCGCCATCGATACTCACCCTCAGACACGCCCGAGACCCGGCGACGGCCGCCGGACCCGATCCCGGCGAAAAGGGAAGAACGCCCTTGACCCAGGCGACGGGCCGGCGATGCTCCAGGGAGCCCGCGCCGGGCGGAAAGGAACCACAATGAGATCCGCGATCGAGTATGCCCTTGCTCACCCCGTCTTTGACCCGAGCAAGCACATCATCGGAGGCCACTATTTCTGGGCCGGACCCGACACGAGCGCCTGCCTCACGGTCAACATCGGAATGGAATGAGCGGTCTACGCCGGCGGCCGACCCCTATGGCACCTCAGTCTGTGCCACCAGGAGAACGGGACGCCGGTGCCAGTGCTCCGTTGGAGCCGGACAACACACCGCCGCATCGAAGCAATCCGAGACCGCATCATGACCATGTGCGGCACAACCGAAGCCCTGATCCCGGTCGATTACGGACAGATCGCCAGCGAGGTCGGGATGAGCCCGAGGACACGCCAATGGCGCAAGCCCCTGTCAATGGAGGAGGTCAACCGCATGGCACCGACGGCGGAGGTGAGAGCGCGGCCCGGCCGCCCATAGCGAGTCCATGGCCCAAGCCGACCTGGGAACCGCTGCCGCTGCGATGCCGATGCGGTAACGAATGGGACGACTGGCAACCAAACAACGTCCCGCCGGCGACATGGATCGCGCACATCCGCGCGCTGTCCTGCCCCGCCTGCGGCAACCGCAGAAAGCTGTTTATTCGAACGGCCGCGCCAACAGTCGAACCAGACTAAACCCCGAAGCCGACCTCGCCCTCCAGAGCCGCGCCACCACGCTCCTCGATCCAGCGAGACAACTCCGCGACGATCGATGCGACAAACAACGCGATGCCGGACCGCGCATCATAGGTCAGGCCAACCACGGCATGCCGCCGACCGTTCGGCAGACGTATGGCTATCCCGATTTCGTCATCGAACGCCCTCGGCTCGACGGCCACCGCGGCGACGGCATCCCCGAGCGCAAACGACACGCTGTGCCGGATCGCCTCGCAGATCTTCCCGATGCTTGCCGTTAGGAACACCCCGGCATCGACCGGAGCCGGCACCGTCGTGCCGTCCGCAGCCGCCAGCTTCGCCTGCTCCTCGCCGAGAGCCATCATGACCGCGAGCTGCTCGACGATCGCCTCCGCGAGAATGACGTCCATCTCCTTCTCCGCGTTCAACGGATGGCACCAACCTCGCGCCACCGCGCCGCGCACATCGGCGAGCGACGCCTGCCCCAACACAAGCCGCCGATAGCCCTGCTCGGACGACTCAGCCCGCACTGAGCGCCAGCGCCTGACGCCATGGGAATGCTCGATCGCCGACGCGAACCAGGCGGTCATGAGATCGACGTCGACCGCGTCCGGCCCGCGCACCCGAAACAGCGCGACAAACTCCTCCGCCCATTTCCGGGCATCGTCACCGCACGCCAGCATTATCTCCGAAGGGGAACGCTCGTCAGGCATTGGACTCTCCGAAAAGGACTCGGGATTGTTCGGATTCGACCATAAAATCCGATCGACCCGACGCACCAGCATGTTACCCAAACACTGATCGCCGGGCCTGAACAGTGCCTCCATGGTCTACTGCAGCCAGCGCACGGCCGTGATCGGCCTGAACGTGACATCCGTATTCGTCAACATGGTGAAAGGCGCGTTCGCCGCCCCATCCGTGCCGAGCGCTGTCTCCACCGTCGCCCCTTTCGACGGCCAAATCAGACAAGAGCCGCCGGAGCGGTTCATCACCGTGATCGGCTCGTAACGCTGAACCGCCGGCAGAGTGAAACCCGTGGTGCCGGAACACGTAATGATTACCGTCGCCTTGGTCGTAATCACCTGACCGGTCAGCACGGCGCCGCCCGCGCCGAACGTCGCCTGCGTGGTCGAGGTCGCCAGCGCCACCGCCGCCGGCGTCAGACTGTTGGCGTTGAAACCCTGACTGTCCGAATTGTTATCGAACACGGTCTGATTGATCGCGCCGCCGGCGATCTGGCCAACGGGCCCGACAACCTGGGCAACAGAGGACGCGACGCCCAACAACACCGCCGCGAGAGCAAACAGGAAACGTTTCATTACACACTCCTTACATTTGAGAATTAAGCCGAGTCACGATCCGGATGCAGCAGCGCATACGCCTCCGCCGCGAGCCCTCGCGCCACGACCGTCGAGCGCGGATGAGAAACGACGACGACAGTGCCGTCCGCCCGTTCGTACTGTATCGACGCGACGATCGGACCGTCGGCGAGAACCTTGCGAACCAACGCCTCCAACGCTTCCGCCATTGATACCTGCTCCGGAACATCAGCATCATCGACCACGCGCAACGCGCGAACGGGATCCGTCACGGACCAGCCCCGGCACCCGCCGGCGGAGCCGGAGGCTGCAGCGCCTGATGCAGAGCCAACGCATGCGACGCGACATCCATCGTCTGGTCGTGCTGCTGCTGGTCAGCGACGAGCCCCAACTTCGCTCGATCCATCGCCTGCGTATGGGCCTGCGCCTGAAGCGCCAGCGGATCCACCGGAGGCGGAGCAGACGACGCCTGATCGAGCATCGCGTTCTGCGGCGTGGCATCGCCGAGACCGGAATGGTCGAGCGACACACCATGCACCCGCTCGACCGCCTGCGCCCGCCGATCCGCCGCCTCGGCTTGGGTCTTTTCGACGTTGGCCTGCGCCTGGGCCTGCGCGAGAGCCAGCGCCTGCTGCTGGGTCGCCATCTGCGAATTCCGGTGATCCTCAATCATTTTAACCAGCTGATCCTTATTGCGCAGGCTCGAGGCCTGAATGATGAATTCTGGCGGAAATTGCATGAGTATCTGCGGCGGCAATTGCATAATCGCCGAGAATTGCTCGTCCTGCAGCGTCGGAGAGTCGGGCCCCTCCTCGATGTCGATATCGACGTCGGTATCGGAGACCTCGTTCTCGATCCGGACCACCATGGCGAGACGCGGATCACCGGGAGGAAGCTGCAGCCCGAGCATGGTCGCCCGCGCGTCCAAATCCGGCAAGCCGCGCAGCTGCGTCTCGATCGGCACGGTCGGATCGACCTTCCGGACCAGATCCATAAGCGTAATCGGATGATTCATCCCGACGAAGCTGACGTTTTTATCGTTATCGGTAACGCGGACCCACCACTCCGCCGTCTTAAATTGCTTGATCCGCATCCAGGTCGCTTCGAAAACTTTGTGCGTGTGCTGGCGGAGCGCGTCCGCGATCGGCTCGTGCTCGACCTGCCCGCCCGCTTGCTGCGCCAGGATCGCCCGACCCGACTGCGTGCGCGGATCCTTGCCCGCCATCGCCGCATTCGGGCCCGAGACGTTCATCTGCGCGACCGCATACTGCAGCAGCTGGAACTGACCCGCGATTTCGGCTGAGTCCTTCTCGATCCGCAGCTGTTTGCCCGGATTGACCAGCACGAACCCGTCCGGCTTCGCCGCCTCGTTGCGCGCCTTGTCCTCGTTATCGACAGCACCAGCCTCGGCCACGATCCGATTGACCGCCAGCGAGTGCGCCAGCTTCGTTTCGCGTTTGTTTATGCTGTCCTGCTGGGAAATCAGGTCTCGGACCACGCCATAGCGATTCAGATCGCGGTCACAATAGGCGGAGCGCAGGATCAGCGGACAGGCGCCGAGCCCGTGCCGATCGAGATACGGAGACCGCGCCGGAGGCTCCAGGAACCCACCCTTGGTGAACGTCGCCGACCACCACTCACGCCGACGCTTCCACCAGATCTGCACGACGCGGAGCCGCCGCCGGCGACTATCGGTCCACATCCGCGTCGGACGATCCTGGTAAGTCTCGTCCCGACCGCCATTCTCAAACGCCGCGTCGAGGACATCATCGCAGCCAGGGTAATCGTCGAGCAAATCCTCGCGATCGGCCCAAATCACGCATCCGAGATACCGAGCGTCGGTAAAGCCCGGATGCCGCGAATGCGGATCCCAGAACAGCCGATCCCACGGAATGTGGTTAATGACGATGTTGTAACCGCCATTGAGCCGATCCGGCTCAACAATGACCTCGCAGCCGCCCACGCCCTCGATGAGAATATTATCAAAGACCGAGGACCGGACGACGTCATAGCGCTGGTCGTCCGCGACATAGCGCAGCGCCTGCGTTGCCGCGTCAGCCCGATTGTCCTCGTCCGGCGTGCGGGGAAACGCCTTGGGATCCGACCGCCCGCGCCGCTCGAGGCCGCGCAGTAGCTCGACCTTTCGTTTGACGTAATTGTTGATGACCGGCGCCTGCCGACGGCGCCGCAGCAACGCGATCTCGTCGGACGTGTACTGCCGCCCGTCATAATAATCCCGGCACTTCTCGGACAACTGCCGCGCGTCGTAGCTCTGGTCCTCCGACTCTTCGAAGTACCGCACGAGCGTGCCATGCATCGCGTCCAGCTCGCCGGAGGCAAAGCCGTCGATCGTCGGCGCCGACGACTGAGCCAGGACGCCAGCTGACGGAGCCGCGACGAGCGCGCCAAGAGAAACCGATCCGGACAAATCCACACTTTCACGCTAAACGGGAATCAGGAGGAACCACATGCCCGACAAGACCGAACCGACCGAGCCCAGTCGCCGCGTTCGACTGCGGACCGCCTCGACCGACAAGAAGAAAGCCCTCGACCACTATCAGACGCTGCGCCGGAGCGGCCGGGTCAAAGACGCCGTCGTTATCGCCGAGGACCACGACGGCAGCATCACCGTCCTGGGCCAGATGCTGACGCCCGACCAGGTCGGGCAGCTGCTCCTGATCGCCGCCCACTCCCTGGTCGCGATCGACAAGGCGAGGCACCTGCCGAAGCTGGAACCGCACCAGGAGCCCGAGCGCCGCGGGGAACACAACGGCAGCAAGCCACGCGCGAAGGAGATCGTGACCGACGCGGACGGGATCCTGCAGCCGCCGCCCGGCGAGAACATCATCTCATGCGGCGAATGCAACCACCCGCGCTGGCACGTCCTGCACTACACGGCGACGGACCAGCACAGCCGCATCGCCTGCGCCCATTGCGGCAACGAGGTGAAGAATATCGAGATCTTCCACGCGGAGGGACATGCATGAAGCAGCCCACCAACAGCGAGAAGCGCCCTGGCATCGGCTACACGGACCCCAACGCCCTAAGCTGGGACGTCTACGACCGCCTGCCCCACGCGATCCGCGAAGTGCTCTGGGGCTCGACGGTTTCAATCAACCCGATATCGGTCCGCGACATTCTCCGCGAGGCCGACCAGGACGAGACGATCCGCTGCCTGCTGGGATCGATCTATCACGAGTTGCAGACGTTCGACCGCGAGCACGAGCAGCGCCACGGATACCGCCTGCCGGCGATGGCAGCCCGCGTGGTGCCCCTCCGCTACCTGTCGGAGACCAAGCCGGCCAAGCCGAGCCGCAAGCGCCACGAGATCATCCGACGCCGCAGGAGGCATCGGTGAGCGACCCAGCCCCGAAGGAGCCCACATGAGCGACGCACCGACAGCCACCGCCGAACCCGATCCCGCACCCGACTCTGTCAACGGCATCGCCAGCGAGCGCCTCCGAAGCATCGTCGACCGCATCGAGCGCCTGGAGGAAGAACGCAAAGCCCTCGGCGCCGATATCAAAGACATCTACTCCGAAGCGAAGTCGGCCGGCTTCGACGTCAAAACCCTCCGGCAGCTGATCCGCGTGCGTAAGCAGGAGGCAGCCGAGGTCGAGGAACTGGAGACCCTGCTCGACGTCTACCGCCGCGCTCTGGGGATGTGACGATGCACAGCAGGATCGAGCGAGTGGCCGCCGCTATCGCAAATCGCCGAGCCGGCCGCCGAGGTTCCCCGGAAGTCACGAACGTCCTCGACATCCTAAAGAGCTTCTCCGGAGGAAAACTCTACCTTGAGGTGATGGACGATGCCCGCGCCGCGATCGAGGCGATGCGGGAGCCGACGGATGCGATGGCATTCGCGGGCGCAAACGCGTTGGCGATGGAGATGCAGGCGCCAAGCCCGACGCTGATGGCGGTTGGCTTCGTTGCCATGATCGACGAAGCCCTGAAGGAACCGACATGAGCAGCATGATCGAGCGCGTGGCGCGGGCGATATGGCGTCAAAGCACTGGTCCGGCACACTGGGACGATTGGGATCTGTTCGCCCCGAACGCCTGGGGCCGCAGGCGAACCATGGCACAGGCCAGAGCCGCGATCGAGGCGATGCGCGACCCGACAGAGGCAATGACCTTCGCAGCCTTCGAATTCCTGCCCGGGTCATGGGAACATGCTGACATCAGCCGCGCCTGGAACGCTGGCATCGACGAAGCCCTGAAGGAGCCGACATGACGATTACCCGCGAACCACCGTGGCTCTGCGTCGCCTGCGGCTACCTCTCGAATTCCGTCGCCCCCGCAGACCCCAACGCACCCGCCACGCCATCCGACGGCGACAACACAATCTGCCTCAACTGCGGATGGACCTACGTGAGACACGGCACGCGCTGGCTACCCATGACAGCCGCCGAGCGCGCCAGCCTGACGCCCGACGAGCGACGCGACCTGGAACACGCCGAGGCCGCCAGGGTAGCCGCAAACCTCCCAGACCTGACACGCCGACGCGGAGGCCGCGCCTAAGCCACCTTGTAACCGTCGTCGTCCTCGCCGCCGCCGAACGCCTTCTCCCACGGATCAACCGGCTTCTCAGCCGGCCGAGGACCAGGCGGGGGCATCAACACGTCGAGCAGCTGCCCAACCAGCCCAAGAGCATCGACCTGATCGTCGTGCTTGCCAGCCGGAAACGATAGCAACTCCGCCTCCAGATCAGCCCGCCACGGAGCATCCGCCGGCACATAGAGTCCACAAAGCGCGATCCGACCACGGATCGACTGCGCCCGGACCGACTTGTCGCCGCGCGTCGGAAACGACGTCCGCGCCACAAACGCCTTCCGCTCGAGAGACCGCTTGTCTATCCAGGGACCAATCCCGGATTTGATCTGGCCCAACTCCTCCGCCCACCCCATCGGCTTCCACGCGATAACCAGGTCGCAGAAACGCTCGACCCAAACATCGGACGACGTCTGCCCGCGCCAAAGATCGACCACATACAGCCGATCCTCCGCGTCGAGCCCAATGACCACATGCACGGTGTAATCGCCGCCGTCCTTGGTGACCGCATAGTCCGAGCCGCCCATGAGCCGCAGCGCCGAGCGCGGAGGCAACGTCGGCACCGACCGCAGCCACTCGCGCTGGAAATAGTCGCCCGAGTCAGGGACTGGCCTCTGCTGGTATTGAGACGACCACTCCCGCCCTGCGCCACGACCCGACAGCCCCGCTTTGATCTCCGGCAGCTCCGCGCCGAACCCGTACTCGTCATCCGACCAGAGCCAGTCGCCCGGAGCGCGGCCGAGCGGATCGTTGGCCTCCGCCTCCGCCGGCAACGAAAGCACCCGCCAGCGATGCGCCTCGGTCCGGAGCAGCTCGCCGCCGAGATCCGCCTCGTGCCAGCGGGTCATCATCAAGACGATCGCCGCCCTGGGAACGAGCCGCCGCTCCAGGTCGCCGTTATACCAATCCCAGACCTGTTTGCGGTCGGTCGGACTGTCCGCCGCCGCCCGTCCTTTCACCGGATCATCGATAATCGCGTAATTGGCACGGAACCCCGGAATGGCACCGCGAACGCCCGCCGCGAGGTAAGCGCCGCCGTTCGTCGTATACCAGCGACCAACCGCCCGGGTGCGAAGCCCATACCCCAGCGTCGGCGCGAATTCGCTGACAAAGCCCTGCACCTTGCCGGAGAAATCCTCCGCCAACTCGGATGTGTGCGACGCGCCGATGAGCCGGACGTTCTTGCGCCGCGCCAGCAGCCACGTCGAAAACAGGATGGTCGCATACATCGACTTGGCGGAGCCCGGCGGCATGTTGATCATCAAGCGATCGACGAGACCGTCCGCGACCGCCTGCAACTCCGCGATGAGCAACCGATGGTGCGCTGCCGGCTCCAACCCGAGCGGCCGCAGAGCCCGCCTGCACCACGCCAGAAAGGACCGCCGGCATTCCCGGCGTTCCTGGATCTTTTCTAAAAGCGCCTGCTCCAGGTCGCGTTCAGAGCGCGCGAGAACGCGCGTGCCGCCATCTGGCATGCAGCCTCATTGATCAGCAGCTGTCGATCCAGTCTTGATCCCGTTGCGGCATGGAACCGACGACGCGCTCCCGATCGATCGCGTCAGCAAGCGAACGGAGCGAACGCTCCAGCACGCCGACGCTACCCGGAAACAACACCGCCGGAACCCGACCAGCGAGCGGAACGACCGGCACCGCCGCGCCAGAAGCGCGGAATATTCGGGACCAGGACATACCGCGAACATATCACTGTTCGCGTTTCGTATCAACGCAAGTCACGAGATTATAACAGCGAAAACGCCGAATTTAGCGCTTCGTTATCAGCGTCGCCTGGAACTTATGCGGCGCCCGCGTGGCGACCGTGTTGGCCGCCACCAGCCGTGCAACGACCTTCGCGGAAATGCCCGATTTCTCCATCGCGGCACCGAGCCCAACCGGATCAACCCGCGTCTGCGGCGTGCCCACCTGCACCGCGATCTCGACCAACTCCCCGGCGTAGATAAGCGAGTTGGTGCCCTCCTCCAGCGGCTCCTTTTCGTGGTCGAAGATTACGCCAGCGCGGATTGCCCGCTCCGCTGCCTTCTTCTTCCGCGCCTCGGCGATCCGGAGCAGATGCGTGGCCACGAACAGCTCCCAGGCGATCGGCTCCAGGTTCTTCCGCGCCTTCGGCATAACGGTCGCGCCGACGTTGCCGATTTCCGCGAACGCGGTGTTGAGCGCCGCGATCATCGCGTTGGCGCGTTTGAGGTCGAACATGGGGACTCCGGTGAGCAGGATTGACGACGACTCGCGATCCGCCAACGGTCGCGAACCGAAGGAGGAACCAGCATGCGTGAATTCGACTGCCCGGACTGCGGCTACCACGTCCACAGCTTCGTCCACGAACCAAACGGACCAGCGCCAGAGCGCTGCGTCTGCTGCCAGTGGCTGCGCGATAAGGTCACAGACGAAGCCGAGCGGGAGCGCCTGCGCCGCCTCTTGACGCCGGCGCAGGCGGAGACCTCTCGATGAGCAGCAACGAGCGCGTGATCACCGAGCGCCAGGGGACCAAAGTCCGAATCCTGATTGAGTGCCGGGACGAATACCACGCGATCAAAATCTACGACGAGCTGACCCGCAGCGCCGAAATGGGCACCATCTGCATCCATTTCGCAAACAAACCGACCAAGGAACCACCATGCCAACCCTGAACAAGCAATACGGCAAGGTGCCAGATCCGGAGAAGCGGATCGAAATGCTCTACCTCTGGATCGCGATCCACCCGAACGGAGCCGAAGGCATCATCGCCGCCGACCTCGAGGTCATGCCCGGAGAGATCCGACACACCCCGCTAATGAACAGCCGCCGGGACGGCGCGGAGGCTATGCGATCCATCGCCCTCGGTCTCGGCGCGGCCTCCGATCCGCCGGTCCGCGTAGAACTACGCGCGTTCGCCCGCGTAGATACCCAGTGACCTAAGACCGCGACCGCCGGGCCGCGGCCCGGCTCCGCAACTTCACCAGCCGCGCCTCAATCTGCGCATCCGACAAACTGTCGATGTCGGAATCATCGATACCGCCATCGGCAATCACCAGACGCTCGCTTTCGACCCAACCATGCGTCGACAGATAGTAGATTGCGGCCTTCAAATTGCCCGCCCGCGCCTGCGAGACCACCTTCCCGGCGATCTCCGCCTTTACCCGCGCGTACGTCGTATCCAACTCGCGCCGGTACGCCTTCCGCAGCGTCGGCGCCGAGATGTTCATCACCTCGGCGATCTGATCCTGATCAAGATCCGCCAGCACCAGCAGCGTGACCTGATTGCGCCCCTCCTGAGTCGCGAGGTATTTCGGACGCCCACGACGAGGCGGAGCTGGGGCGGCCTTCCGAGCCGGAGGCGCGGATTTGCCCGCGCTTTTCATCGGACGAGCGGGACGGATTGCCGGTTTCGTTGCCATTGTGGAATTGGTGCTATTTCAGTCCGAATTCGGTTGAACGTTGATGCGGATTAGACGATGTGTGCGTCAAGGCAGGCACGACGCCGCGCCCACAGACACCAACCGAAGGAACCACCCGATGACCGAGCGCGACACTCACGGCAACATCCTCTCCACCGCCGCCATCAACGCCCGCGACCACGCGCGCGCCGCGCGCGCCAACACCCTCACCGCCTACCGGATCGCCCGCGAGGCCCGCGACGCGGCCCTCGCCACCGGCGCCACTGAGGCGGCCGCGGAGGCCGCCGGGAAGGCCGCCGCCGAAAGGTGGTGGAACGAGTGACCACCACCGCCTGCCCAAACGTCAGACCCCAACCGAAGGAACCACGCAGATGAAACCGACCAAGCCGATCGACCTGATCGAGAGCCTGCCAATGACCGACCTCGTCCGCATCCACAACACGCTGACCGCGAACAAGGTCCGCAAATTCGAAAACCGGACCAAGGCCGCCCGCCGGATCAACGACCTGCTGAAAGGCCAGAAGCTCTGGTTTGAGCAGGCCGCCGCCGCCGCCGGCGTGATCACGACCGAGGAAGCCGAGGCGCGGATCAAGGAGATCCAGGAGATGGAGGCGAAGCTGGCCGACGACGGGTGGAACGACCCACTGCCTCCCGGCAGCAAGGGACGCGGCCAGGCCGCGCCGCAGGAGAACCCGGACCCGACCGACCCGATCCACGAGGACGAGCCGACCGAGCAGGAGCAGCAGGCCGAGCAGACCCGCCAGGAGGCCGAGGACGAGCCCGGCGAGGACGAACACCTGGCAGAGCTGGTGGCCAACTCGGAGCGGCGCGAGGCGGAGCAGGCACAAGCCGACCGCAAACCGCCCCAGCCGCTGCTGACCTACCTCATGGTCCAGGTCACTACCCAGGAATGCACCGACCTGGGCAACAAGATCGCCACCCTGCTCCGCCGGCCAGTAACCATCATGGACGGCCGCACCCAGCGCACCCTCGAGGTGATCGAGCCGCCGGCGAGGAAACCCGCCGCCCGCGAGAACGGCATGACGGTCAACCAGCGTAAGATCATCGAACTCTGCGAGCGCCCCGAAGGCGCCACAGGAAAGGAACTGGCCGAAGGCTGCGGATGGCCCAGTATCGCCGCACGCGCCACCTGCCAGAAGCTCGCCGATCGGTTCGGATACACCCTGACCGAGAAGCCCAAGACCGCCGGACGCGGGATCAGCTTCTACCTGACCCCCGAGACCTGAGCGGACCAAGGCGCCGGCCGGACTGACCCAGCCGGCGCCTTTCCGTCAACCGAGCAGAAGGAACCACCCAAATGCCCACCGTCCTCATAACACGCGACGCCCTCGCCGCAATCCGCGGAATGGCGACCCTCGATTTCATCGACACCAGCTCGCCGGGCCCGGACGGCCTGCGGCGCATCCCGCTCGATCGCGACACCGTGGCCCGCCTCGCCAGCGCCGCGATGCCGGGCGAGACCCTCTCCGACGTCGTGACCAGGCTGGCCGCCTACCGAGCATCCAACGGGAGAACGAACTGATGCGCCGAGTGATCCTCGAAAGCCCGTATGCGGGCGAGATCGCAGACAACATCCGATACGCCCGCGCCTGCGTCCGCGATTCCCTCCGACGCGGCGAGGCACCCATCGCCTCGCACCTGCTCTATACCCAGGAAGGCATCCTCGACGACAACGACCCCGCCGAGCGCCAATGGGGGATCGAGGCAGGACTGGCATGGCGCGCGGTCGCGGAGGCGACCGTCGTCTACACCGACAGAGGCATCTCCGATGGAATGCGGCACGGCATCAATGCCGCCGTCCAATCGGGCATCCCGGTCGAGATGCGCCAACTCGCCGACGTAGCCCACGTTCCAGCAGCCGAAGGCACCAAGAACGCCTGAGACACCGACGCGCCCTGGCGGAGCGGGAAACACCCCGAGCCGCCAGAGGCCCGCCCAGGCCGCCGGACGCCTACAACGGATCCGCCAACACCCAATCCCGCGCCAGCAGGTCAGTCTGCGAGCAGAGCCACGGAACGAGCGAACCATCGACCGTCTGCATCTGCACATACGGCAGCAGGTTAGCGTCGCCCCGATGCCAACCGGACACGAACGACAGCGACATTCCGCGACCGTTCCAGCCAGCCCGGCAGACCTTCCGGCCAGCCTGAAGCTCATCCACGGCCCAACCGATCCCGTTCCCAGCGCCTGACACTATGGCCTCCACATTTGATGCAAATTCGATCCGATTTCAGTTGACCGAAAAGTGAAAATCCTTCACATAGGGAGCGCCAACCAGGCACACCGAAGGAACCACCCGATGACCGAGCGCGACACTCACGGCAACATCCTCTCCACCGCCGCCATCAACGCCCGCGACCACGCGCGCGCCGCGCGCGCCAACACCCTCACCGCCTACCGGATCGCCCGCGAGGCCCGCGACGCGGCCCTTGCCACCGGCGCCACTGAGGCGGCCGCGGAGGCCGCCGGAAAGGCCGCCGCCGAAAGGTGGTGGAACGAGTGACCACCTCCGCCTGCCCAAACGTCAGACCCCAACCGAAGGAACCACACCCATGAGCAAGCCCAAAGGCACCGTCCACCGCGCCACCCTAACCAAACTCCGTGCCCTCTACCGCGAGACATGGTCCCGCGAATGGCCGTTTCGCGACGACTATCTGGTCGAACTGTGGGACGAGACGCGGGTCATCTAGATCAACGACAAGGGGAGCCCCCGCGTCCCGCCCGATGAGATGCGCAAGCATTGCACCGAGTTGATGCGGGAATGCGACGAGTTCACCGCCGCCGCCTGAACCCCGCACGAGGACGAGCCAATGACCGACGCGCAACTCGACGGGATCATCTGGCTCGCCCTCGTCAACGCCGAGGACCGCCGGGCCCGCGCCCCAGAGCGCAACCACGCCAGACTCTGGATCCGCCGAGCCCTCTGGACCCTGCGCGGCCGCCGAGCCGCCTAACCCCACGGAGACCGTCATGACCGAGCGAAAAGACTTTCCGACCATCTATCACGGCGTTCCGCAAGACGATCAGGACACGCGTCTCATCGACGCTGCCCTACAGGTTATGTCCGAAACGCTGAACTCACTGCCGCCAAATCTCGGATTGCGCATGATCTGCAGTTTCGTCCTGACTGCCTGCTGCTCCCAGAACGACCCAACCGCAGTGTTACGCGCCATTAACCGTAACGTCGTGCCCGCGATCGAGGCCGCCATCGCCGAACCGAAGGCACCAATGCAATGACCGAGCGCAACCCGATCCCCTACTGCCTCGCCCACCTGACGCAACTCGGCGCGGCGGTAAGAGGGAGGCGAGCGTGAGTTACGATTACAACAAGCGCACCTACAATGTTTCTCCAATGCCAGGACAAGAGATAACCATCGACGGGAAACGCGCGATCATTGTTCGCCCGAATGGTGACCCACATTATTTGCGCGTTCGTATGGAGGGCCAGCGGTACACGTCGAATGCTCATCCCACATGGGAAGTCGATTACACTCCGGAGACTAAACCATGACCGAACGCTCACCAATTCCCGCGTGCCTTTCGCATCTGACCCAACGCGACGCTGCGGTAATAGCGCGGGCGCTGGAGGAAGCGGACGTGCATCACCCACGCGAACCGACCGAAGCCATGATAGATGCGATTCATTCAGTGCATCGGCCAGGATTTGCTGTCACCTGGTATAAAGTTTGGACAACCATGTATGATGCTTGGGATCGTGAGCGTCGCGCCCTGATCCCCACGCCACCCGCCCCCGCGCCCGACGATGCACCAAGCCACCCGCCGCCGACGACCGCGATCCGCGCCATCATCGAGCGCGCCGCCCAACGCATCGTGGCCGGATCCAGCCACGCTTTCATCATGGTCCGAGCAGCCGAAGCCGAAGCCGCCGAGCAGGAGATCGCCGCGATCGAGCGCGAAAGCCAGCGGTGAGCCCCTACAACCTCCAGGCCGCGCTGGACGAAATCGGCATGAACCAGACAGACCTCGTCCGGTTCATGCGGAAACACGGCGACGATCGCCCGCACGAGACGATCCGCCGGACTGTGGGGAACTGGTGCCGCGGCGCGACGCGCGTGCCGGGGGAGATGCGGGTACTTGTTCGGATCCTTCAGGAGAGACAAGGAGCCGCTCATCAGTGACCTGATCAAAGGTCAGACCCGAGCCCTCTAACACGGCATGCGCGCCAACGAATGCCTGCCAACGCCGCACCGCGACATCCACATAAGCCGGCGACAACTCGATCGCCAGCGCCACACGACCGGTCATCTCGGCCGCTATGATCGTCGTCCCTGATCCTGAAAACGGTTCATAGACAGCCTCGCCCGGTCGCGAATTGTTCTCCATCGGACGCCGCATGCATTCGACAGGCTTCTGCGTCGAATGCCCGGTTTCCGACCGGATATGTTCGATCATCCAAACGGTCGACTGAGTCCGCGAGCCCGTCCAGTGCCCGGTCGCCCCGGCACGGACCGCATACTCCGCGACCTCGTGCTCAGAAGCCCAATGCTCGTCTTCCGTTCCATCGCGGACCACCTGCAGGCACGGCTCGTGCTGCCAATGGTAATCCCCGCGCGAGATGACCGGCCGGGTTTTGACCCAGATGATCTGCGCGCGGACCTTGAAGCCGCAGCCGGCGAGCGACTGCTCGACGGTCGAGCCGTGCAACCCACCGTGCCAGACATAGGCGACCGAGCCCGGAAACAGCGCCCAGGCATCGGTCCAGTCGGCCCGCTCGTCGTTCTGGACTTTACCGGAGGCCTGCCCCGGACCGTTCAACCCGGCCTCGACACGCCACGAGGCGTCATAGCTGACGCCGTAGGGAGGGTCGGTGACCATGAGATAGGGCGCGTGGCCGCCCAGAGCGGCCTCCACGGCGCCGGCGTCGGTGGAGTCCCCGCAGACCAGCCGGTGACCGATCGGAACCGCCCGGAAGGCCGTGCCGCACGTCTGGCACTGGCAATCTACTTCAGCCGGCATCATCGAGCGCGAAATGCATGGCGTAATCATCGATCATGATCAGGATTCCGTCCCGCACCTCTGCCGCCAGACCAGGCGGAGCATTCGTGATGCTCTGCGCGAGGATTTGCGCGCATGCCAGGATCACCGACGCCCGGCCAACCCCTCCTGGGAGACCGTTGACCGCATCAACCACCCGAGACGCCTGCTCGTCGTTCGCACCCGCCAGAATAGCGTTCGCCCAGCGCCGCGCGGCGGTGACGTCGCTCATACGACCCGCCGATGGTTGCGACTGGCGTGCCAGCCGGACACCTCGCCGCACTTCACGCACTCAGCCCCAACCCAAAGCTCCGGACCACGCCACTCCGTGACCACGGTGATCGGCTGCCAGCTAAGCCAGTGCCGAACGCGATGGAAGAACCGAGAGATCACCCGCCTCCGTCCTCACCGTCCGCGCCATCGACGCCGACAACCAGCGTATAGCCGCTGGGGGAATCGGTCCTGCTCTCGAACGTGATCCGGAGCGTGGGCCAGCCCCAACCCTCGACCATCGCCTCACGCGCCGCCCCGTCGAACAGGTGGTCGACCATTTCATGCATGCGGACGCGCATTCGAATCAGCTGCTCGGGTCTCACGCGCCAACTCCTCCGCCCGGACCTCGTCGAGGACCGCGCCGTCCGACTCCCGAACGGCGACCTCGCCGGTGAAAGCCTGCCACCGACGAACCGCCAGGTCCACGTAAGCCGGAGCCAACTCCATCGCGAGACACACCCGACCGTTGATGGTCGCCGAGATCAGCTGCGTGCCCGAGCCGGAGAACGGCTCGTAAACGACGTCGCCGGCGTCTGAGAACGCCGTCATCATCTCCGAGACCAGAGCCACCGGAAACACCGCCGGATGCCCGCGTTCGATCCCGCGCGCCTTGTGCCGCATGATCCGCACGACGCTCTCCGGCCAGTGCGCAGTGTCCTCGTCGGACAGACCGAGCAGCGCCTCCAGGAACTCGTCGAGCCGCCGCAGCACACGAACGACGGAGTCCGGGATCCGCCGATCCTGCGTGACGCGGCCAGCATGCGCCCATGATCCAACCTTCCCCGCCTTGTCGCGGAGCGAGGTCGAACTGCCGTCCTTCCGGAGATGAGTCTCCTGCCCGCCATACTTCGTCTTGACCGTCTTCCGAGCCGCCTCGGCCGTCCGGTTGAAATGGAAGATGAACTCGTGCGACGGAGCCAGCCGGCCGTTCCAATTGCCCGGCAGACCCGGACCCTGGTCCCACACGTACCAGCCGAACCGACGCCAACCCTGCGCCCGCATCCAGGCAATCCAGCCGTCCCAGTACGGATGCCACTCGTTGTCGCGATGCACGAGCCCGAGGTTCACCAGCACCTGCGCGTCCGCCGCGACCGGCAGCGCGCCGAACACGCCCTGCATCAACCGGTCCCAATCCTCTATGCCTCCCGATTTGTAATCGCGCTGCTGGGCGTAGGGAGGCGAGGTGAAGCACAGCGCGGGCGCCAGGCCAGCCGCCAGGACCGCCACGTCGGCCGCGCTGGTGCTATCGCCGCACATGAGCCGGTGCCCGCCCTCCGGCACGCCGTCGAACTCCTCGCCGCAGCCGGAGCAGAGGCAGATCAACGACTCACGCCTCCGCCTTCCGCACCGCCGACGCGCGGTCCAGCCGCTCAACCTCCGCCACGATCAACGCCGCGGCCCTCATCAGATCCTCTAGGCAGACATGCGAGAGCGACCGTCTCTCCGGCCTGTCGCGTCCATACCTCAGACGTTGCAGCCGGGACGCGCCTCCCGGCGAGCCTACTCGGCGACTGTCGATAGCGCCCGACCATCCGGCTAAGCGAGCCCGTGAGAGCCATCCATAGCCGCCGGACTGTCCCCGTCGGGACGGTCGCCTTTCGCATGGCATTCGATTTCGTGCGCGAACTCCACTGACGAGGACCTCGTCAAGCACGGTCATGGTTGCTCCTTCCGCACCGCCTGAACCGTCTGACAGCGAGGACACCGCACCCGAGCCCCTAACAGCCACACGTCGCCCACCCGAGACACCACAGCCTCCTCCACCGGAGGCACCGCGTCCGGATCCGTGAGACCCTGTGTGCCCGCACCCAACAGCCCCTGCAACTCCAGCCCGAAGAACCCGGTGAGCGACAGATCAACGCCCAACTCCTGCAGATCCGACAACTCGCCGACCAGCATGTCCTGGTCCCATCCGGCATCGAGCGCCGACTGATTGTCGGCCAGGATGTACGCCCGCCGCTGCAGCTCCGACAGATGCCGGAGATCCACCACCGGCACGACCTCCAGCCCCAGCTTCTTCGCCGCCGCCAACCGCCGATGCCCGGCCAGGATATCCACCCCGGCCACCAGGATCGGATTTGTCCAACCGTATTCCTGGATCAGTTTGACCAGCCGATCGACCGACTCCGGCGTGTGCGTCCGAGCGTTCCGCTCATACCCAACCAGACGATCAACCCGCTCCTCGCGCCGTTCGGGAAACCCCGAGCCAGAAGCCTTCCCGCGCGCGCGCGACGAAACGAAATTATTTCCGGCGCCCGCCGCCGCGCCGTCGTCGTCTGTTCTTTGCTTCTTGGCGGTCGTTGCTTCGCCGTTGGTCTTTGCCCGAGTAGACATGATCGCTCCACTATGAACGGCCGCAGATTATATTACGGCCGAAACGACGCTATACTGTCAGATATCGAGCGGACGAGTCATCGGGACGCGCGTGCGAATAGCGCGAAGTGGTCTCCAAACTGGCGTGGCCGACCGTAGAACGCACGACATGCACCGGCGCACCGCGATCGAGCGCGTGCGAAACATGCGCATGACGAAGCCAGTGAGCCGAAGCGGACGGCACGCCAGCCCGACGCGCCGCCCGCTTCATGATCCGGTGCACCTGCGATGCCTGCAGGGGCCCGCCCTGCGCCGAGCGGAACACCGGAGCATCCTTCCCCGCTCGACCGCGCAGCACCGCGATCCGATTCCAGAGTTTGGCCGGCAGCAAGATGGCCCGGGTCTTGCCGCCCTTCCCCAGCACTGTGACCTGGCCGGCGGAGTCCCGCTTCGCCATATCGCGCCAGCGCAGCCGCGTGACCTCCGAGATGCGGAGCCCGGCGCCGTAGATGAGCCGGAGCATCGGACCGTTGCGCGGATCCCGCTCAAGCTCCAGCAGCCTCTGCACCTGCCACTCGGTGAGTATCCGCTCCGCCAGGGTATCCCGCACGATAGGCAGGCGGATCGGGATCCCGACGTCAAACGGCAGGTAGCCCAGCCGGCACGCCAACGAGAACAGCGATTTGACCGCCGAGAGCCGCCGAGCCGCCGACGCCGGCGACAGGCCGCCGAGCGAGGCCGCGAACTCCTGCAGATCGCGAACCGTCACCTTCCGCAGCGACACCGGCACCGCCGCCGAGAACGCCGCCCAGTCCGCGCCGTAGCCGCGGCGCGTCGCCGCCGAGCGAAAGGAATCCAGCCACAGCCGGACCATCCCCTCGTCGGACGACGCCTGCGCCGGGATCACCGCGCGACCGGGAGGAACGGTGCGGGACACCACGGACAGACTCTGTTTTTGAGAAATGGATCAAAACTCCACACAAATCGGGTGGATAATGAGTATTGACTGCCGCCGAAATGGGCCTCAAACAGGCCGAACAGCGGCCTGTGGAGCCGAAATCCGGACCTCTCGACCCATCATCCACATGAGCAGCGAGACTCGTTTTCCGTCACTCATCTCGCATAACGCGGCACGGTCGGCGAGCGGACCATCCACGATCTCAAGCGCCGATCCCGCCGCGAACCGCGCGCCTTTGTGCCCCGGAGGATAGATGCACCCATCGGCCGACAGCATCGAGCGGAGCAGCTCGATCGACGTCTCCGGCACCGGAATCGGGACCATATCGACCGCGTCACCGCGAAACCGCGCCGCGGACAACACCCGCTCGACGCCGTCAAGCGCCAGCAGCCGACGCCAGCCCTGATCCGCCGCGTCGAACCTGACGATTACGTACCGCGCGAACAGGAGGACCGCCCGAGCCGGTCGCGCGGGCCGAACCGCGCCGTTGGGTAAACGCCTTGATCGCACCGCCGGCCGATAGATACTGGCGTTAAAGACGTCGAACCCGGCGAGGCGGATTTCACGATCCGCCAACTCTGTCTCACCTTGCCGCGTCCGCACAACATACCAGCGATCACCGGCGCGAGGCCGCGCCTCAATCAGCGGAACAATCCGACGACCAGCCCCTGGCCGGTAGCCGCCGCTGTTGGGGCGAGGACCGCCATGCGATCCAATCTTGCTGATTAATGCCACATTTCCGCGACTGCTGTAGCACGGCGTACAGGTCAATCGGGACCCGGCACGGCCGCGCTATTGAGACCAGCACGCCGCACTGAAGGACGTGAGTCAACCCGAATCGCGCGAACCGCGACCAGGCCGCACCGACTAGATGCACGGAAATCGCGCAGGTTCCAAGCCCAATGTCGGGAAACGCACCCCACGCGGATGCGCTCCGTGCGAGCGCGGAACGTTTATCCAAACCGACGCGCACGCTCCGCGGCCGCGATCTCGGCGCGGCCATCGCGCGACAGCCGAAGCAGCTCGTCGTCCGGATAACTCCATGCGGGCCTGACACGGGTGACGCCAAACATTGCCGCGATCCGGATCCAGGTATGGCCCTCACGCCGCGCCTCCGCGATCGCGATCGCGCGCCGATGCCTTGCCACCGCGCGCTCACGCCCCGGAACGCGCGTTGTCACTACCGAAACCGACGCGCAGCGCCGCGTCGCCCCGGCGAGTCGCCGAGCGGCAGATCCAGCTGCGCCGACGCCGGCCGGCTTCGCGAGCGCCGCGAGACCGGCTTAGCCCGCGGGGAACTCGTCATCACCAGCACGCCGGCGACAGAAACCGAATCCCAGCCAGCATCGAGCGCCTGCACCGCATCGCGAGACGGCACCAGCTCGACCGGCATCTGCCGCCGATACCGCCATGCCAGCCGGATCATGTGCCGACGTTGCCGTTCGGTCAGCCGGTCAATCGTCAGGTTCCCGATCGAGCGCGCGAAACGCTTGTGCGACGACGCCGGCAGGAAAACGCATTCAGCGAGTGCAACTCGCATCCGATCCAGCCACTGCTCCCGCACCGCCGCATCCATGGACAGCACCTAGCAGAGCGCGACGCGCGCCGGAACGGAGACGAGACCCGATCCCCGCGCGACGGCTCTTTTCCCAGAGCCGTCTGCCAGGGGTCAGGCGCGCCCCGCGCGCCGTAGGGGAGTGCAACTCCCCTACTTGTTCCAGCAGCCAACGCGCGCAGCGCGTGCCGCGTACCTCTTGGGAACGTTTATCCATAGAATTACCTGTCCAGACCTGATGTTTCCGGAAATTCCGGATTAGACGGAGGCATCTGAGCCGTAACTTCCGGATTAGATGCGCGCTGCCAAAACCGTAGATTCCGGATTAGATGCGCGGCGCGGCAACGACTCCGGTCCGGTCAGGCAACGAACCTGCCGATTTCCGTCTGGTTTGATGTCGATATCGTTACATTACTGCCGCGCAAAGCGGCCATTTCGGGTCGCTCGCACAACGGAAATGCCAGCCGCGAAAGAGATCACGACGCGCCTCGAATCAGGATCGCCGCCATGCGACGGCAGATCCGGCCAGCGATGTCAGATCTCAGGCGGGGATGGGTTGGCCTGCCACCGGCGGAAAATGCTTGCTCGCCACCGG